ATAACGGATGCCCAGTTGTTCCAACACCTAAAGGACCACCTCTATCTATTTGAAGTCCTTGCAGTTTCCACACTAAGCGTTCCTTTTGTGGATCATAAATACTAGTGTCAACAAGGGCAAATTTATTAGGATCAGGCAAGGTAAGTCTCAAAACCCTATATTGATTGCCAGACACCTTAGGAACATCTATTTTTTTTTCATCCACAGCATTCAGAACATCAAAGTAAGGATGTCCTACTGTTAATAACCTTTCAGTGTAAGCATGAAAATATAAATTAGTCGGTATTATATATTCATCTGTGGACATCACAGTAGCTACTGGTTTGGCAGGAGGCAAATAGAGTCTTCCACTGTTGGCACTCCATGTCGCCATCTGAAAAATTAAAAATAACTGCGTTTTCGTTTGCGAGGTAGTAATGAAGGATGCAAGTCATAATCATCCCCAAATACATCAATCTCAAATGAAGGGGTTAGTGGACTATAAGGAGATGTAGGTATTATTATATTACTGTCATGCTGCACTGGATTAAATACTATTATGTCTCTAGCAAAATCATCAACAAAAACTCTTACAGAAACAGCTGGAGACAATATAGGGTAATCCGTAGACTCTCCATTTGCATCCGTTGCTGTCACTACCAAGTGACCACCTTGAAATTGCTCGTCATTTAAATCTAATAAAGTATCTTCAGGAAACTCTAGGGTACCTTGTATAGGTTGCTCAAAAATATTTATAAATGAAGAGGAGGCTAATTCATCCACCAGTGTACTTTCATTACTAAATTCACCAAAAGTGCGCAGCTCTATATTATCTGTAGGAATAGGGCTAACATCATAATAAAAGTGTACTCTTTGTCCTATTTGCAAGCCACTTCTTGTTGTCATTCCAGGCCTTTGGCCTAATCTGCTTACTCTTACTGTTCTGTCTGGCAATTCGCTTAATCTAATGTCACTCAAAGGTATTATATCCTCTAAACTGTTTGAATCAGCAAGTTCTTGCACCTCCCTTTCAAATGCGTTAGTGACATCAGCTTCAAAGGCGGGATTTTCAAACTCAAATGTCACCCTGGGGCTGGTGACATTTAAAACCTGTCTAGTTGGTAACTGCACAGTATATCTATTGTATAGATCTCTCGCCCTACTGATGATACGTTCAGATAAAGGTGTACTCTGAACTGGTGGCTCCTCAATTTCAAAGGGTTCAATTGTATTTAGTGTTTGAAGTTCTATATTTTCTCCTATATTAGTGCCATGCATTTGAGCATCAACAAATACTGTGAAATCTGAGTCTACATGAGATGCATGTGTCTGAATATTTACTTCAGTATTTCTGACTGAGGAATCTATTGTGACACGAGTAGGTGGTGGTGGCTGAACTTGTATGTCAATTTGAGCAGCTTCATCTGTGCTGTATATGATATTAGGATGTTCACCTACTCCAGTAACCTCAGATAACTCATCTATGACAGTAGTGACATCCACATTCTCTGAAGGTAATCCTGGGCCAGCTCCAGGTATATCTATAACAGCTGTTTCTGGCAAGCCTTCGCTTAATGGCACAATAGCTGGTGCGCCAGGGTCTATGGGTAATATTTCTGCAGGGCCTAATCCTTCCACAGGAATACTTGGTCTTGTAGGAGTTGCTGCTATAGATGGCCTACTAGCTCCACCAAACGGTCTATATCCAAATTGACCACCAGAACCTCTTCCCGTCCCAATACCCAAATTACCTAAGTATAATATACTCCCAAATACCTTTAAAAGAATATCAGCCAAAGTTCTACCTTCCACTTTATTTTGAACATCAGGTATACAATCACCACCCATAGCACATGATTTATATAATGTGTCTATTGAAGCTCGTTTTATTCGTTTAGCACGCTGCATTTTAAAGTGAGTCTAGTGAACCCAAAGCCCAAGAAGTCCCCTGAGGAAATTTTACAGTTTCCAAAAACAATTCTCTATCAGCATTACTAGTAAAAGCAAGCAGCATTCTACTTTGTTGCAAGTCATCTTTGGAAGTTACCCATTTGAATACTGAACTAATTATTGGAGACCCACATTTAAGGTTGCATCTATACCTCCAGCACTTTAATGTGTTAGCTGGACCTCTGAGCAAAATTAGGAACGGATCCCAAGCCTCTGCTTGAAGCCTTTCAAGTCTTGTGAGATTTGTTCTTGCAACTGATCTATGGCTTCTCCCCACGCTTTCAGGAGACGGGACAGCAGATCTTCCAGCAGGTCTTCTTCTTTTGGCCCTTGTTGATTCTCCTTCTCCTCTTCGTCGTCGTCTGAGCGCTGAGAGCCGTTCGGGAGGCCTAGGGATTGCCTCCTCAGTTTGTGTCGTGCTTCGTCCGTAGCCCGTCGATTGCGTGGTGTCCCTGGAGGTGTGCGGGATGCTGTCAGACTTCTCGGATGATATTGTGAGCCCAGCAGCCCGCCTAGAAGAGCTGGTAGAAGGAACATAAATGTGTTCATTGTTATAATGCACACTCCACATATTGGTATCACCATATCTGCTGGCATCCTCAAAGAACAATATAAAATAGCTTTTACTGCCATCACTCTCCTCATAGTATAAACCATCATAATCAACCTTTCCATGTGTTTTATGCCATTTATCTTCTGCATCCTGGTAATAAATGTCAGACCAGTTTATATAAGGAAATGCATTTTCCTTTTTATCATCAAACCATACTGTCACCTCATAGCCTCTTTTTTTAAAGCAGTTTTTGGGAGGTGAAGCAAATAGATCAGCACTTGTGTCTTGTAACGTCCATGGTTCAGAGGCATATTGGCTTTTTGAAAGCGATTGTAAAACAATACTCATTTGTATTGCAACCTTTGCGTTTTGCTCAGACACTTTGCTGGGTGGTATATGATGCAACCCTAAATTTGAGTATCCTTCTTTTCTACAATAATATTCCAAAACATGAAATTTTCTGGACAATTGATAGTATTGAATAATAGAGTCCAAATCTGTTGGGCCTGCTTCAATAATGTCGCTCAGTGCATTCTGTAGTGCATCTAAACGTTCTGTCAGGTCTTTCTGATTCATGTTGCTCTTCTTCCAAATCTAATTGTTTCCACAGTTTCTGAAAGAAGGACTTCCACACTGCATCAGTAAATTTATAAAAAGGATCTCCGTTATCATCAAATGGCATTGTCTGAGAGAATTTTATACACATTATTCTACTGTGTAAATATTTTAAACTCATATCTTGTAAAACATCTACATTTGTTGTAACTACTAAAGGTGGCAAATGTATCTGTTGTGGTGCTTTATGTTTTGCATCAACACACATTACGTTACCATCTAACACATTTCTCATATTTTCATCTATATATCTCCAACAGCTATGAGTAGCATCATCTAACAGACCAAATTTTGTATCTATAAGAGGCTGTAACCAAAATGTACTAGCTTTATTCATATACGAGACAACTTTACCTTTCAAAAATGATATGAATGAATAGCAAAAATACGATTTACCTGTATCTGGAGGACCATAAAATACTAAGCAATTTTTTTTAGGAATTCCTTTTAAAAATAATCTTAAAGTAGATAAAAATGATAAAATATTGACTTGTTGATATTTTAAATAGTTATTTATAATTTTCCAATCTCCTTCTTGACTACAATCTCTACAACATTTCCAAATCCACTCTGAATTAGACATATCTCTCATTTCTTGTCTAAAGTATAATCTAACCATTGCAACACAATCTCTAACGTACTTAACTTGACAATTACTTTTAAGAAATGCAGCAGCGTTACTATCTTCATCAGCAATCGAGGCATAGCCATAAGCCACATCAGATTCCTCTGTTTTCCTATTGTCATACGCCCATTGTATCATCTTAGACAACTCAAAGTTTTCAGCTTGTGATGCTACTTGGTGACTTACAACAGTTAACTGTGTTACCCAATGGGGTAGCTTATTATACACATAAGATGTTTCTGTAACACTTTTTTTATAAAAAAATAAAGCAGCAGGTACACTTCTACTTTTTGGAGGGTCTGACAGCAGTTGACAATCTTCTACATTTAATATATTACAAAATAACTTATTAACAGTTTCTCTACTTTTTGCATGCTTAAATTGCATTAAAAATAAACCTGAAAAGGTATTTAATATTATTTGTAAACATTCACAATGTTGCTGCAATAATATCTTAGAACTTTGTAATACATCATCATTTGCTGCATAAGCATATACAACCCAATTATCACAACAGGTTTTGTCACTCTTAAAATGTCTTACAAGTTCATTGTAGGGTATTCCCATATTAATTTCAAACTTTTTTAAAATATAAGACCTTTTACAGTTACTTTTAAGAAGTTCTGAAACAGAGGACGCCACAGAGGACGCCACAGATGCAGCGACAACAACATCGCCGCCATTTTCGCCCTCTTCAGTAACTACCTGTGTAATATGATTTTCAGCTTCATCTTCTACTATTCCACTGTCCTGAAAACACAACCTCCTTTTGCTTTGTCTTTCTTTTTCGGGAGATATTGTAATTGCTTCCAGTCTTGGACTAAGATCTGCAATCGAGGATCCCTTTGGACTTTTCGCATACTTTCGTTTTAACACTGTTACAGCTCTGTCACACTCCTCTGTTACTTGAGCATGGAACAGTGCTAGGGAGTTCCCCTGCTCCACTGCTACATCGTCTATAAGATTTGAAATATCAGACCCACAAGTACTGCCATCAAATAAGTCATCTAAAGTGTTACTGTCATCAACACATTCAGCTTCAGTTTCAATAAAAGATAAATCCATATTTATAGTACCTTTAGGTGGTTCTGCCATTTCGGAAAATTGATCTGGAACACCCAGGGCAAATAAAGAAGAGTTCTGAAGAAAGAAGTACTTCCAAACGCCGAATTGCTCGCTCAGTGGCAATAACACACACTCTCACACCTTTGTGACAATGAGGACACCAACTGTCAACCCGAAAAGGTGTCACTTGCTCCTCCTCTTGCTCATCGTCAGTTGACAAACTCTCGTTGCTTAATAAATTTTCAGGTATAACCAAGTCACTAAGCTCTAATTCTATATCTTTTATGGAAGGATGCTTTCCTTGCATTTTATATTTCTTTAGCAGCGCAAGCACTGCATATACCTCTCCAATATCCTCTAACTAACCACACGTATCTGTTTGCTGTGATTAAATCAACTTTCTCTGAAGGAGTCAACAAACCAATACAATAATTACATCTTAATGATACATCTTGTAAAGGTACGCGAATTAAAGCATGCAAATTTTCAGCTTTTACAGAACAAACTGAGTATTTTTCAGATTCATATCTCGCACTCAATACTATACAATTATTACAACATGCATAAGCAATCTGTGACCGCCACACCAATCGTAATTGCTTCTTAAAAAACAACGCAAGATCCACTATATCACAAATATTTCTACAAAATATACATTGCAATTTTAAATCTAAAAAGTTAACATTAAAGTAGCTACAATACTCCCTCAAGCAGGAAGGAAATATATTCTCCATCAGGTCTGGCAAAATGTGCTGAAATCTCCACATTTTATAGCAACCGAAGACGGTTGGAAAATATGCATAAGAAGATTGTTGTTAACAACCACAACCTTTTGCCAACTAACCTCTCCCGAGCAAAGGCTGACAGCCAGCGACAAACTTTTATTATTGTGACTAATAGAGTTACTTAATAAAAGGCAACCGTTTTCGGTCGTGCAAAAAGGGCGGGAAACTTACCAGATATTTTCAAACTCTTCCAAACCACAAAATATTTGGCATTAGAAGATTGTCAGTTTGATAAATGGATGGCAGCTGCACATTTATATAACCCGCAGGGTGGAGTAAATACGCCAACAACAAAATGAATCAACTTAAACTTATTTATTTCAGATAGTCTTACACATAGGATAAACAGGCAAATAATGAAGACAATGTTGTTCACAGTTTAAAATGAAAAACATCCATAGCAAGTTTCACAGCTTAATTATATGATACATCAAGTATATGTAAAGTGCATTCTGTTTACTTGTTAGAGGTCTTTCGTTTCTTAGAGGCTCGTTTCACAGTAGAAGTCCTGGTATAATCTATAGATCTTGGACGTTTTCTCCCATTTAATAAACCCATTTGATATAAAAATTTGCGTCCTAGAGGAGTTTGATCTAATTCTGAAGTAAATTTATCTCTAAGGTCAACCTCCCAAAATACATAATCTTTATACCTATCCTCTGGTTTTGCTGGAGGTACATCTGCTGGACACATGGTAGCCAACGATTTTATGTATCTGTATTTATCCTCTAATCCCTGTGGTGGAGGAGGTACAAAAGCAAGCTCCCACTCATCTAATATTTTAGGGTCCATTGCATTAATATGAGCGAGAATATCTGCCTCTAGAGGTACTTTGCAAAGCTGCATTATAATTTCAACCTCCATTTCCTCAACATGTCTGAGGTACTTTTTGAATTGATTAATAGTGTACTGATAATTCTGTTGCATCGGACTATCGCCCGTAAATACTGAAATGGTGAAGTTAGTGTTATGAGTGTTGTCAAGTAAAGTAATAAATAAATTATTACCCCAGCATATACCGTTGTTTTTACCTTGAGCCTTATGAAGCCAATAGGGTCTGTTAAAAATAGTTGCCTCACTGGTAACTAGAGAGCCACTTGGTACTGGAAAGTAACTGGATTTACCTATATTTAAACCTGGTGGAGACTCATTGCTGGCTTGTATATAATAAGCATGCACTGGTTCTGCTGGAATGCCGTCTCCATCATTACCATCATGAACAAAATAATGTCTGGCATAAAGCTGCTCCCGTTTTCCAAAAAAGAATACTTTGTCTCCATAAACATCTTTTGTCATTTGTACAAAATCTGGCCATTTACAGATGGAGTTAATAACTTCTAATGGTGCATCAGAGCGAGAGCCTGAAAACTTATTAAAATTAACTGCCCCTAAGCCGATATCACTCATATCTCCATCTTCTATTACTGTATGCACTAATTTAATTGGAGGACAAGAGCCCTGAGGTAAGTTTGCATCCTTACATGGTTCAGCAAAATCCCAATGCTGACCGGTAGCTGGAGTGCATCCTACAATGAACAACTGATTTTGTTTAGGATCAAAGGAAACATTTTGTCTATTATCTGTATTTAATGGAACCTGATAAACACTAGGATTTTCTGTGTCTTGTAACCTATCAAATAACGGATGCCCAGTTGTTCCAACACCTAAAGGACCACCTCTATCTATTTGAAGTCCTTGCAGTTTCCACACTAAGCGTTCCTTTTGTGGATCATAAATACTAGTGTCAACAAGGGCAAATTTATTAGGATCAGGCAAGG